CAGCAGGAGCTATTGCTCCAACAGAACAAACAATGGGATTGACTGGAGTGTCAGCAACTGTTACACTTTCTCCTATTGGCGTAGCACCTATAGGATGGGGCCGTGTTACAGCTACACAAACAGGTAACTATACTCAAGTAACAGCTACTCAAACAGGTAACTGGACTAAAATTACTAAAGGTGATTGACAATATGAATAAAACGAAATATAAAAACAACACACGTATTAATTAGGAGAACAAAATTATGGCATCCACTTATACAGGTTTAGGCGTCCAATTAATGGCAACCGGTGAAAAAGCTGGTACATGGGGCACACTTACTAATACAAACTGGAACATCATGGAGCAGATATCTGGTGGTTATGTTGAAATAGATATAGCAGGCGGAGCTCAGACAACAACTTTAGCTGTATCAGATGGAGCAGCAACTGATGCTAACCAAGTTGCACACAGAATTATAAAATTCACAGGGTCAATTACAGGCAATCAAATTGTAACTATTCCACTTGACGTTCAAACTTTTTACATCATTCTTAACGGAACTACTGATGGATCAGGAACTCCAACAGTTCAATTTAAATATGCGAGTGGTTCTGGTTCCAGTGTTACATGGGCAGCTTCGGATAAAGGAACTAAAATTATTTATGCAACTGCGGATGATGGAACGAATCCAAATATTGTCGACGTTGGAATGGGAACTGTAACTCTTACAGGAACACAAACTTTAACAAACAAAACTTTAACAAGTCCTAAAATTGGAACTTCTATTTTAGATACCAATGGACTTCAATTAGCTCTTTTAACAGCTACAGGATCTGCTGTTAATGAAATTACATTAGCAAACGCTGCTTCAGGATCCAACCCTACACTTACTGCATCAGGCGATGATTCAAATATAGGAATTTCCTTCGCAACTAAAGGAAGTGGAGTTATTAAAGCTGAAGATAGCGGTGGAACAGTTTCTGCAGTAAAAATTGCAGGCACAGAAACGATTTGGATTCCAGCACAAGCGATGTTTGGAACAACTACAAATGGAGCTGATGCACAAGCAGTTGAAACGACAGCAACTAGACCTGAATTAAAAGTTTTAGATTTTGATGCAGGTACAGCTGAATATGCACAGTTTTCTATTGCAATGCCTAAATCATGGAATTTAGGCACAGTAACCTTTCAAGCTTTTTGGAGTCCAAGTAGTACTAATACAGGCAATGCTATTATGGGCCTTCAAGGTGTCAGTTGCACCGAAGGTGATACAGCCGATGTAGTTTTTGGAACAGCGGCAGAAGTTACAGATGCTGGAATTGGAACTGTAGAAGATGTACAGATGACTGCCGTAAGTGGCGCAGTAACTATTGCGGGATCTCCAGCTGACGATGATTATACATTTTTTCAAGTTTATAGAGACGCAGCAGATGGTAGTGACACCTTTACAGGTGATGTACGATTATTAGGAATTAAATTATTTTATACTACTGATGCTGCTAACGACGCATAAGGAAAATAGAATATGAGAAAAATAGACATCCCTTTAACTGTCGAAGGTAAAGGACGAAAAAATAAACAATCACATAGAGGCAAATCTTTTGGTTATCAAGTTTTAGGTTTTGGATCAGGTGGAGTACCTTTTAGTCCTATTGTAGCAACCGGTGGATGTGAAACTACCGATGGTAATTATAAAATTCACGTTTTCAAAAGCCCAGGAACATTTTGTGTTTCTTGTGCAGGTGCTGGAAATGCAGTAGCTGATTATATAACTCAAGCCGGTGGCGGCGGAGGTAGTCGAACAGGAGGCGGAGGAGCTGGAGGTTTAAGATTTTCTTCTTGTACTTACACTGCTTTCACTTGTTCTGGTCCACGAGCTGGAGGAGCATTAACAGTTACAGCGTCACCTTATAGCATAACAGTTGGATGTGGTGGAAATGGCACACCTGTTAATCCACCCGTACCAGTTCCAAGTGGAAATAAACCAACTTTAGGATCAAGTTCAGTTTTTGCAACTATTACATCTGCTGGCGGTGGGGCAGGATACATGCCTCAAGCTGGCTCATGTGGACCAAACACTAATGGTGGATCTGGAGGCGGAGGAGTTGCATCTGCTAAAATACCTTGTTCAGGTATTGGAAATTCACCTCCTACTACTCCCGTACAAGGATATTCAACTACCTGTAACCCAGGTCTTTCACCTAACCCTGAAGGAGCAGCAACAACATCGGTTGATGGTGGTGGTGGAGGTGGAAACACAGCTAATTTATCTGGTGACCCAGCTCCAAGAACAGGAGCAGCAGGTTTAGGTTTTCCAACATGTGTTATGAAATCATGTGTAGGTGTTCCTAGTCCTTCACCAACAGTAAAATATATTGGCGGTGGCGGCGGTGGCGGTAGTCACGCTTCTCCATCTACATTTACAACAGCTCAACACGGCGGCGGAAACGGCGGCGGAGCAACTCCAGGAACTCCTGGCGCAGCAACTTCAGGATCTGCAGCAACGGCTAATACCGGCGGCGGAGGCGGAGGCGGCGGCGCAGGCGGTGGAAGATCAACTCAACCCCCACAAGGTGGTGGTGGAGGTGGTGGTAGCGGTCTCGTAATAATAAGGTATAAATATCAATAATTATGGCTGGTTTTGCAAAAATAAATGATGATAACGAAGTTCTTACAGTTTTGTATATGGAAGATGAAAAAATACAAAACGAAGCAGGGGAGCTAACTGAATCTATAGGTCAACAACATTTACAAACACACAACAACTGGCCGGCTGAAAAATGGATTCAAACTGATCCTAACACTCAAGGAAATGAACATAGACTAGGAGGCACACCTTTTAGAGGAAATCATGCAGGTATTGGTTATATTTGGGATTCAGCAAACAATATTTTTTGGTCACCAAAACCTTTTCCATCTTGGGTAAAAAATACTACAATAGCAAACTGGGATCCACCTATAGCTAAACCAGATTTAACAGCAGAACAACAATCTCAAAATACTGCTAATACTCACACGTGGGTTCATGAGTGGAATGAGAGTGACCAGTCTTGGACATTGGCTGATCTTGGACCAGAAGTCTTATAATTAAATATTGATTTTAGTTTATAAATAAGTATATTCATTTTCAGAATGAAAAAGAAAGTATTAACGGAACAAGCTCTTTATTATGGCGAAGTTAAAATACCAAAGGGATATGAAGTTGATCCATTAGAAATGTGTCAAAATATTCTTAAGTCTTTTTACTTAAATAATGATGCAGCGTACTGTAAATCTTGGGGACAATTAAATACCTATATAAGAGAAAATTTTCAATTAAGACATAATCTGCAATTAATAAATAAAGATACTTGGGGTGATATTTTTTATCCTAATGAAAAATTTAATTCGTTATCTAATGTTGACCCTATAGATTTAAAAAACTCACCTGATTTTACATGCCTGTATGGAATAAATACTGAAGACTGTAAAATAGAAATTTTTTATGATGATAATAGAAGAGCAGGAAGAAACTGGGAGATAGAACTAAAACCTAGTATGTATGTTATATTTCCATCAACTAATGCTTATACAATACACAACAATCAAAGAACGCGTTTAAACTTTATACAGACTATAACTTACCAATATACTTAATATGCTTTTAAAAGATTACTATTGGTATTTTACATCAGCTGTTCCAGCTAGAGTGTGTGATGACATAATTAAATTTGCATTAAACAAAAAGGAACACTCTGCCAAAATAGGAGGGCGAGCTACTAACTCAAAATATACCAAAGAAGAACTTGCTTATATGAAAAGAAAAAGATACTCTGATGTTGTTTGGTTAAATGATCCTTGGATTTATAAAGAACTGCAGCCATATATTCATCAAGCAAATAAAATGGCCAAGTGGAATTTTGAGTGGGACTGGTCTGAACAACTACAATTTACAAAGTATAAGTTAAACCAATATTATGATTGGCATAATGACAGTCATAGATTTATCTATGATGATAAAAATAAAAATACGTATGGAAAAATAAGAAAACTTTCTATGACTTGCCAACTAACAGACGGCTCTGAATATGAGGGGGGTGAGTTAGAATTTGATTTCAGAAATTATGATCCTAATATGAGAGAAGAAGTTAAACATTTACGAAAAGCGAAAGAAATATTGCCTAAAGGATCAATAATTGTTTTTCCTTCGTTTGTGTGGCATCGTATAAAACCTATAACGAAAGGAGTAAGATATTCATTGGTCATGTGGAGCCTTGGATATCCATTTAAATAAAATGCATAAATTAGAATTTTTTAAAACACCTGTGTGGGTAGAAGATAGACCCGAGTATGTGAAATCTTTAATACAACACTCTAATAAATATATTAAAGACGCTAGAAATAGCCCTGAGTCAAAAAAATGGAGAAAAAAATTTGGTGACTTTGGGGGAAGTTATCATTCTACTCCATTAACCATAGATAATAATTTTTTAGATTTTAGAAATTATATGGGTGAAAAATGTTGGCAGTTTTTAGATGAGTGCGGTTTTGATATGGCACAGTATAAATTAATGTTTACTGAAATGTGGGTGCAAGAGTTTTCTAAAAAAGGTGGGGGACATCATTCTTCTCACATACATTGGAATCAACACGTATCAGGATTTTATTTTTTAAAATGCGGTGAAAAAACTTCTTATCCTATTTTTCATGAACCGAGAACGGGTGCAAGAGCTACCAAATTAAAAATGAAAACTAATAAGATATTAAACGGTACAGAATTAGTACATTTTGTTCCTACCCCAGGAAAATTAATTATTTTTCCAGGGTACATGGAACATGAATTTGCAGTTGATCATGGAAAAGAACCTTTTAGATTTATACATTTTAATTTACAAGCTATACCTAAAGAGGCAGCGAAAGAGGAAAATGGAAGCTAAGTTTTTTCAGTTTCCTAACGTAGGTTTTACAGAACAAAAACTTTCAAAAGAAGTTTTAGATAGATTGAGAAGGTATATTAAAAATAAAAAAGAAAAAGTAAATTATACTTTGGCGGGAAACATAAAATCCTCTTATGAATTAGAAGATAAAGACGACTGGTTTTTTAAAAACATTTTACTACCCAATACAGTGGAATTTGAAAAACATTACAAAAAAGCTGCTCTTGTTCCTAATCTATTAACAAAAAATTGTGCTTATGAGTTAAATAGGTTTTGGGTTAACTTTCAAAAAAAATATGAATTTAATCCTGTTCATGACCATGGTGGAATCTATACTTTTGTAATATGGTTAGACATTCCATCTGATTATAAAAAAGAAAAGAAGCTGCCTTTTGTTAGTCATTCTAATTCACCATTCCCTAATACATTTCAATTTTTATATACAAACTCTTTTGGTAAAATAACAACATATGAATATCATCTTACACCAGAACACGAAGGCACAATGTTGTTTTTTTCTAATAAAACACAACATACGGTTTATCCTTTTTATTTATCAAATAAAACAAGGGTAAGTATTTCAGGTAATATCTCTTTAAACCCAGAAAAAATTATAGAGGAAGCATGAGCTATAAACATACTTTTGAATATAATATTTTTGAAGAATATGTGGATATAAACGATAAAATATTAAGTGATGTGAAATCGTATCCATTGACTAAATACAAAATGAATAATAATAATTTTATAAAAAAAGACAAAAAATTATTAAGTATGGTTAGAAAGAATTTAATAAATATTTTTAAAAAACATAAATTAAATATTAGAGATTGTTGGGTGCAATTGTATTTAAAAAATAATTACCACAGTGTGCATACACATTTTGCAACTCAAAAAGATTATTCTTTTGTTTGGTTTATTGATGGAGATAAAAACTCTTCTCCGATTATATTTTATGAAATAGGGTATCCCTTAATAAATAGTAATAAAAAAATAAAGTTTGATTTTAAACCAGGGATGCTACTAATATTCCCAGGGTTTATGCCACATGAGGTGCCTTTAAATAAAAGTAATAATAGATTAATTATAAGTGGAAATGCAATATGAGTTTTAAAAAATTAAAATATGCTGTAATTAAAGAAGCTATATCTAAAGATCTAGCTACATATATTTACAATTATTTTTTAATGAAACAACAAGTTTATGATACTTGTATAGACTTTCGTTATATGTCTCCGTATGAAACTATGTGTGGTTTTTACGAAGGACAAGATGATCAAATACCAAATACATTTTCTATGTATGCTGATCCAGCAATGGATACTTTATTGTTAAAGTGCCAACCAGTAGTGGAAAAGATAACACAATTAAAATTATATCCAGGATATACTTACGCAAGAATATATAAAAAAGGCGATATATTAAAAAGACATAAAGATAGGTTTAGTTGTGAAATATCCACTACACTTAATTTAGGTGGAGACCCTTGGCCTATATACATAAGTCCAAATGAAAATGTTGGTATGCCTGATTGGAAAAAAATAACCACAGTTAGTAAAGCGAAAGGAGTTCGTCTTAACTTAAACCCGGGAGATATGTTAGTTTACAGAGGGTGTGAGTTAGAGCATTGGAGAGAAAAATTTAAGGGTAAAAATTGTGGTCAAGTTTTTTTACATTATAACAATGTAAAAACTCCGGGTTCAAAATTTAATATTTTTGATAAAAAAAGACATTTAGGTTTACCTCCCTGGTTTAAAGAAAAATGAAAATAATAGATAATTTTTTATCTGAAGATGAATTAAAAACTATTCAAGAGGCTATGATGGGTCCTAGTTTTCCATGGTATTATAACCCTCTTGTTGTCTATAATAATATCAATCCTAAAAACAATAAGTTTGATCCTAAAGATTATTATTTTACCCATACTTTCTTTTTGAACGCAACTAACAGTCAGCATTTTAAAATGATACAGGAAATAATTCTGCCTAAATTCGATTGGTTTGCTTTGAAAAGAGTTAAAGGAAATTTTTATCCCCCAACAGGTAAAATAATAGACCACCCCAAACACATAGATTATAAACCAAAACATAAAGGGATGATATTTTCTATTAACACCTGTAATGGAGCAACAGCATTATCTGATGGTAAAAAAATTAAATCTGTTGCCAATAGGGCTTTATTTTTTGACACTTCCAAATTTCATGGGAGCACAAGCTGCTCGGATGCTAAGGGAAGATTTAATATAAATATTAATTATATTTAGAAAAAGCTCAGTTAAGAGCTGTTTGCGTTTTTACATTTATATAGTATATTCAAATAAACATTGATATAAGGCTTTTAGTTATGCTACAAAAGATAGGTTTTTTACCGGGGTTCAATAAACAACTTACCCCCACAGGAGCGGAAGCCATGTGGACGGGGGGAGAGAATGTTCGTTTTAGATATGGCACTCCTGAAAAAATAGGAGGATGGTCTCAATTAGGAGACAAAGCTTTATGTGGATCTGCTCGAGCTCTTCATCAAATGGTCAACAAAGAAGGTATTAAATATGCCATCATTGGAACCAATAGAATTTTATACGCATATTCTGGTGGGGTGTATTATGATATACACCCAATTAAAACTGACTTCGGAGCACTAACAGATAAACTATCTTGTACTTCAGGTTCGGCTGTTCTTACTATTACTTTATCTACTACAGCAGGAATGACAGCAGGAGATATTTTATTTCTTGAAAATGTTACCATTCCTACAGGCTCAGGTTATTCAGCTTCTGATTTTGACGATAAAACTTTTATGATTACTTCAGTAGTGAATTCTACTTCGGTTACTATTACTATGGGATCTAACGCTAGTGCTTCTGCTACCGACGGAGACCTTTCAGTTAAATGGTATTACCCAGTAGGACCAGCTGAACAGGTTGGAGTTTATGGATGGGGTATATCCCAGTTTGGTGGTAGCGTAACCAATCCTCAAACTAATACTTTAGACGGAGCT